GCTCAGAATCGTCTGTCGCGGCCTCCGTGGCTCCTTCCTGCGGCTTTTCAATCTTCGGCGGGTCAATCACCGCGCCGCATATCTGGCAGTACAGCACGCAATTACGGCTGTATAAAACGGGATGTGTGCAGTTCATGGTTGCTCCTCCTCGTTGGTTTGTTTAACTGCTGGAATGTAATCGCCCCGAAACCGTTCAACTTGCCCGCCGTTCTCATCCGGCCACGTCGCCCGGACCGGAGCGCTCTCCCGGTTCCTTCTCCTCGGCAAATCGTGTTCGTCGCAGAAGTCCTCGATCTGCGCACTCGCGCGGTTCACGCGCTCCCGCTGCGCCCTGATCTGATCCTCGCTCGCGCCTTGCGCCTTCATCACAGCCAGGTCGCGCTTCTCCTCGCGCAGCTTGCGTTCCATCCCGCGCTGCTGTTGGCTCAATGCGTAGGCCTCGGCGTTCTCCTCCGCGTCCTGCGGCTCGCCACGCAGCGCCGAGAAGCCGGGGATGAACGTCATCGGGTAGTGCCGACAATTCACCCCGTACAATCCCGCCGCCTCGCCATAGCTGGTTTCGCTCTGCGCATAGACGTGCACTTTGTTCCCCTCAAGGTCCTCGACCTCGCCCGTCCAGTCGGACCGGCTTATAACCTTGCCCTGCCACGGATAGCACAGCGGCCTCGCGCCGTTGTGGCTGCTCACTTGGTACAAGTCCGCGCCATACTGCCCCGCGCGCTCCCAGACCGCCGCCCGCGCCGTGTTGAACATCGTGGTACGGACGTCCATTGCCACATACGCCTCGGGCGACCACTTATGCCCGCCGTGGTCGATGAAGCCGGTCAATCCGTTCTCGACCATCTTCTTTACCGCGTCATGCATGGCCTGATTCCAGCTTGACACGCCCGTCACGACCTCGCCCGCGCCCACGTTGAGGATGCTTTGGGTTCTCCCTATCCGCGCCGCAGCGTCGGTCACAGTGGCCGTGTAGGCCGCCTGCGTCGATTCCAGCATGACCGTGTTGACAAGGTTCAACTTGTCCGCGCTCTGCTGGTAGTACGCTTGGAATGCCTGCATCTGGTTCGCGCTCATCTCCGGCGGTAGCAGCCCGCCGCCCTGCAGCAGCCCCTTCTCGGCGGCCTTGCGCAGCTTCGGCTCCTCCGTTTTCAGCGCGTCCAGTATCGCGGTCTCCAGCGCATTCCGAAGCGCCTGATCCGCGCCGTCCAGGCTCCGCATGATGATCTCTGCCGTCTCGCGGTTGACCTGTCCCATCTGCCCCAGCATCCGCGCCTGATACTCGAACGCGCCGCGAACCTCGTCCGCGTCCTTGATGTAGGGGAAATGCCGCGCAAGGTTGACGAGTATTCGGTCAGTGACGGCCCCGTAGACCTCGGCCATCGCCCACGACATATTATCTATCAGCGCTGGCCTCATGTCTTATCACTCCATCCCGCCGAACAGCCTTGTCACGTCCACCGCGTTCGTCGGCGTCTCCTTCGCGATCTGCGCCAGTTCCGCGTCGGCCTGCTCCGGCGTCAGCCCCATGCCGTACTTCTTTTCCGTCATAAAGGTTTTCTTCGACAGCAGCCCCGCGCCCACCAGCATCACGCCCTCGTTAATGTTCGTCTGCCGGTCCTGCGTCACGCCATCGTCGAAAACCACCTGGACGTGAAAACCGCCAGCGGCAAGGCTCTCCACGCTCTGGCCTTTCCACGCTATGCCGTACAGCGTCGCCACGTCCACGATGCTGCGCACGATATGCTCAATCGCCGGGGCAAGCTGGTTCTGGATGGTTTTGATGGTCTTGTAGGTTTTCGAGTTCTCGCTGATGACCTCCGTCGCCGTCTTGATGCCAGACTTCTCGTCGAACGAGAACGTGTTGGCAGAAAACCCAAGCTGCAAGCACAGCACCGACAGGAAGGCGTTGAGCGCCGCAATGTGCTCCTCAACGCGCAGCTCCACGGAGTTGTCCGTGATCTTCAGGTCCTGCGGATCGTCGCTCGCCAGCGCTTCGTAGGCCTCGTCCGTCGCGTCGAAATACCGGCGCATCTTCCCGCTCTGCGGGTCAACCACCGTCCGCAGCGCCCGCGCCGGGACGATAATGCGCTTCTTGCCCAGCCGGAACTCCCGCACGAACGAATCATAGCAGATGTCGAGCGCGTGCAGCGTTTCCAGCGCGTTGCCGTAGATGCTCATGCCCAGCGGGGAATTATCGTCCAGGTTGTTCGCAATCGGCGTGCGCCAGTAGGTGAACAGGCTCTCGCCCACCGGCACGATGACTTCCTCGTCCAGATACGGGTAAATCTCCGATAGCGGCACGCGGATGCCGAGGATGTCCTGCGAATCCCCGTTCGCGCCCTTCTGCATCTCTGCCCGGTACAGCTCGTTTCGGATCGTGTAGGTCATGCCGTCCCACGTGTGCCACTCCAGCCGGGTGTAATACCAGCCTTTCTTCGCCACGCGGGAGATGAACACCGCCTCGTGCACCCGCGCGTTGTCCCACGCGATCGGCACAAACTGGTCGGCCATCGCGTAGCCGATGCGTATTTTCTCGGTGCCCTCGACCTCGTTCCCGTTGGAATCCCGCCGCACGTCCCGCCACACCTTCATGGCAGACCCGCCCAGCGCGCAGCCCTGCTCGATGCTCTCCTGCATCTTCTCGCGGAAGGCGTTGTCGCATAGCACCGACTGAATAAACGCATTCAGCGGATCGGGGTTTTCGTCCGTGCTTTCCCGCCCGTCCATGCTGACGTTGATTTCGCACTCCTCGCCCCAGACCAGCCCCGCGATCTCCGCGCACACGGCCTTCGGCGCGTTCAGCCGGTACAACTCCCGTTTTGCCGCGTCGTTCAGGATGTTCGGCGCAGCCACCAGATGCCAGGGCTTATAGAAGCCCCGGTACAGCAGCTTCCAAATGAAGATGCCGAAATCATAGAATTGCGCGAACGCGGGCACGCCGCCCAGCTCAAAAACCGTTTTGTACTCGCGGGCGATGCCCGTGGATGAAGCTGCCCTCTGCATCAGGCCGCGCCCCCATTTCTTTATGTTGTCCCATACTCGCATAGCATCACCGCCATGAATCTATCAGCGCGGGAATCTCCCGCTCGAAGGAATACTCCATGCAGTCGAGGGAGTCAATATTCGTTGTCCCATCGTCCAGCCGCACGTCCTCCGTGATTTTCTTTGAATCCCACAGCGCGCTCTTCAGCGCGTCGATGGTCTCCCGGCAATTCCGCGCCACGAAAAAGCGCCCTGCGCCCATGAGGATGCAGGTCGCCCTTATGCGGTCATTGATTGCCCGCTTCATTGCGTTTCCGATGTTCAGCCCCAGCCCCGCAGCAGCCGACGCCGCACGCAGCCCGTTTATGAGCGTTTGCTCCGCACTGTCGCACCAGCAGTCCGTCACGACCCACCGGCTCTTGCACCGCCGCACGAAATCCACGAAATCCCGCGCCAGTTTGTCCGGCGTCAATGCGGCTTTCTCCCGGTATTCGTCCAGCACCACCAGCCGCCCCCGGACCGTGAAGCCCATGCAGCAGAAAGCGTGCGCCGAAGTGCCGCCGCCGAAGTCCACGCCGATGACCGCGTTTCGGATCGCGTCGCCCTCCGGCAAATCGTCCAGTATGAAGCGCTCCGGGTTGTCCGCGAATTGCTGATAAATCAGCCCCTCGGCCACGGCCCGCTCGCCCAGGATGTCGCGCCGATACCATACCGTCTCCGGGTTGTATTGGCTCTCGATCTCCTTCAGGCGCTCCGGCGTGATGGTCGCGTTGTCGTGAATCGTGAAATGCTCGTAGAGATAGCCGCCCTCCAGCCCCTTGTCGCGGTACAGGTCGATGTAGTCCTCATAGATGCCCGCGCGGGGATTGCACGGGTTGAGGTCCCAAAGCGTCAGCGGCCACGCCGCCGCGATCTGACGGCCGCTCGCCACCTTGACAAAGCTGCTCCGGCTGTCCGGGCAATCATAGTGTTCGTTAATCTCCGTCGCGATCCACAGCCCGTAGGAATTGCCCAGGATGCGCTTGTAGCTGTCGGCCTTGGACGCGCCCACGAATATGACGATCTTCTCCCCGGTCTGCGTGCGGATGAACAGCGCCTCGTTGTCCTTGTACTTTCCCCAGCGGCAGCGCCCCCGGAACAGGTTTTCCAGCCCGAAGCCGTTACACACGCCGATATTCAGTTTTGCGTTGCCGATGGTTGACCCGCTCGCCAAATGATACTTGTCCGGCGTCTGCTCCAGATAGGCCGCCGCGATGATGCAATGGTCTATCGTCTTGCCGCTTCGTATAGCGCCCTCAGCCACGCACATTCGATTTTTGAGCGCCGTCTTGATATAGGCTTTGTGCTTGTCGCTGAAAGCACCCCACGGGATTGTCGCGGTCTTACTCATGCCCCGGCCCTCCCAGCAGCTCCACCAGCGGGGACAGGTCTTCGATGTCCACCGTGCCCCCCTTCGGCATATCCTCGGTCAGGTCCTTGTAGGCCGCCGCCAGATCGCGCAGGCGAAATATAGCCGTGCTGTTCCCGTTGCGGCTCCGCACCTCCGTGGCGTCCAGCGGGTATTTGGCTTCGATGCGCTTCAGGCGCTCCAGCAGCCGGTGCTTGATGTCCGCCGCCAACGTGGCGTTATCCGCCGCCGCCTCTGCCGCCCTCTGTTGTATGGCCGTTGTAACAACGTTGTAAACGCCGTCGCGCTGCTCCGCCCACTTTTCGGCGTTGGCACGTTTGACCAACGTATTCGGCGAAACGCCGTATTTCTTCGCCAACGCCCTTTGGCTTATTCCTCCGCCTATGTACTCGGCGCGGATCGCCGCCCAATCGGGCTTCTTATCGTGCGCAATCGTGAATCACTCCTTCGATTTCTGTAGCGTCAATTTATATATATGCACAGCGACGAGAATACTGTTAAGAGCAATGTTGCCATATGAATGAATGAGAATGCCATACACAATATATAAAACAGCGCCTATGGCGTTTATGGTTCTGATTTTCTTTTCACTGCTGAACATGAAACCTATGACGATAAACGCCGTTGCGGTCATCCCTATGATTTCATTGTTCATCGTTTTTGCTTTTAAGCCATTCGATAATTGATTTTGTCACAGGGTAGAACACGATTTCGTACAGAGTTTCCCATATCGTTGCGCCAACGACCATTGAGACAATCGCAGGAATGGGCAGCACGCCAGCGAATGCGCCGAAGGAGAATATCGCGTTATCGAGCAACTGGCCGATGATCGTAGAAGATATAGCACGATAGAATAGCCCGCGACCTTCCTTGTTTACGGTCATGATCTTGGCATTAACAAGGGAACCGATTGTGTACGCCGCAAACGACGCAAAGGTAATTCTCGCCGTCGTGCTAAATATTCTAGAGAAAGCCTGCTGATTGGCGTATACAGCAGAAGCAGGGATAAGAATTGCGACATACGCAAGCACGGTGAACACGAAGTTCATCACATACGCAAGAAGGATCATAGTCCTCGCGCGTTTAAACCCGTATATCTCGCTTTCCACGTCCTGCGCCATAAATACTATAGGCGACACCAGAACGCCGGTTGTTAGCGTAAATCTCCACACGTCAATGCTTTTCAGGGCAAGAATGTTTTGAATAAGCAATGCTGCAGTGTAAACACCAAAGATAATTGCCTCTCTGTTCTTCTTAGTTTCCAACTAAACCGTCCTCCTTAGGTCCATATATCGCTGATACTTGCACCATTCAATTCCGTTGTATGCCGCGAGCAATCGTTGGTCAGTTTTGTAGCCGTCTTTTTTGACGTTG